AATTAAAAAGATTATAAAATAATAGAATCCCACCAAAAGTGGGATTTTTTATTTATTACCAATATTTATTAATAAAATAAAGTGATGATAAATCAAAGGGTACAAAACGCAATAAATAAGATTATTGAAAAAAAATACGGTGAACTTGAAGATTATATTGAGGTAATTGACTATATAAAAGGGTTATTAGAATTAAGTTATAGTGATGTAATTGAGGGTGTATTTACTTATCTAATGAATAAAGGTGAAAACCCTTTTGATGAGGTTGATATAGAATTGGATTATTATGTGGGTAACGATGATATGTTTTCAATACTAACAAATATTGGTTGGTTTGACAAATACCTTACAGATAATGAGGCTTTCTATTCAGATTTTGGGGATATAATTAAATCGGGTGATAGGATATATATGTTTTGTAGTGAATGGAAGGATTTGGCAGATTTATTTGATGTAGACGATAAAACTTTAGTTGAGGATATATTGGATCCTGATTGGTCAGAAATATTCGGTGATTTTGATATTAGTTTCGAAAATGATGTAACTGAAGTGTTAAGTGATAAGGCAATTAACCATATTAGAGAATACATCAAAGAAAATGATTTTATCGGTAAAGAGATTTATACGTTAGATGATGAGTATGGGGATATTTTAACTGAAGAATTATTAGAAGATAAATACACACTTTTTCACTTAATAGACGAAGAACAAATGTTTAATGACTTAAAATGGGAATTAAAAAATATGTATAGATGGTCTTATAATAGTGCCTCTGAAGGTGAACTGTTTAATGGTATAAAAGAAACAATAACTACATTTTTAGGTTCAGAGGGTGATTGGGATGAGATTAAAAAAGGTGATAAAATCAATCACATATTAAAGTTTGATGTTACGAATATATTTTACCAATATTTAAAACTGTATGTTGAGTCCACTGGTAAATTTCCTGGTGATAACGCTAACTATTTTTTAGAAGTTTTAGATGAGGTTTTAATTGAACAAGATGATGAATTGAGAGGACCGAATATTGATAATTTTTATCCTGACAGTAGAAGGGTAGAAGAGGACATGACGGAACACGTAATTTCTAATTTATAATGAAAGTAATAATTAATAATAGACAACATTTACTTTTGGTTGAAAATAACCAAAGGTGGGATAGATTTATTCAGTATTTTAAGGATAATACCAATAATAAAAATATTGAAGAGTGGTTAAATAATTTTTTTAGTACGTTTGGTTTAGATAAAGAAATTTTATTAAATAATGAAACATTTTATAACATATTTTTAGATTTTTTTAGGAAAAATTTTGATTATTATAGTAATAGTTCTATGAAATATGGGGGTAAGATTGAAGAGATATTTGATTTAATCAGTGAAAGAGAATCTAAAAAAATTTTAAATAGTAATAATAACCCATTAGAAAAAATAAAACAGTTAATTAGGTTAGAAAAAACTTTTCCGTGGAAATATGAAAATGTTATTTTAAACGATGCGGTAGGTGTAATATTATATGATGTAGTAGAATATCTTTTTAATAATAAAACTCCCATTGAGGCAATAACACAACTATCAATAATAAAAGATAAAATAGGTGGTAGAATAGAAAGTATTGTACCAATAGTTAAAGATTTTGCCAATAAAAACGGTATTACACTAATACCAAAACATAAGGGGATTACATTCCAAAAAGGTGATGAATCAAGGATTAGGGATTTAATAAATTATATTAAAGATGTATCAATTTCACCTAAAAAAACTAAAAGAGGTTTTTTAAATCATATAGGACAAACTGAAAGTGGTGGACAACTTTCTACTTTTTGGAGTGCAGCCAATCAATCAGGTATCATACAAAAAGTAGGGGGTGGTAATAATATTACATATGAATTAGGTCCAAACTTCAAAGACTGGGAACAAGGTAAAGTAGTAGCGTTTTAAATTAAAATATATGGATAGAGGAGAACAACTAAAAATATTTGCACGTTGTTTAGGTGAACCAATTTATGCAATCGAAACTTTTTTAAAGACATTCGATTTAACTCAAGAAGGTATGGTACCTTTTAAATTGTTCCATAAACAAAAAGAAATAATAAAATCTTACGAAAAATATAATCGTAATTTAGTAACTAAACCCAGACAGGCAGGTGTGTCAACTACTACCGCAGCCTATATTGCAGTTAAAACTGCATTTGGTGATCCAGAAAACCCACATAAGGTACTAATATTAGCCAACAAACAAACATTGGCACAAGAGTTCTTAAAAAAAATAAAGGAATTTCTAGATCAAATACCTTATTGGGTATGGGGGTTAGATGAGGGTACCGATTATTTAGAAATAAATTCTAAAGGACATTTAAAATTAAAATCTAATGGTTGTGAAATTAGAGCGTTAGCAACATCGAAAGATGCTTTGAGGGGTTTTACACCAACATTCTTAGTAATGGATGAGGCAGCCTTTATCGATAATGGTGCAGATGTGTTTGGGGCAGCATTGGCGTCTTTAGGTACAGGTGGTAAGATTGCACTGATATCTACACCAAATGGTATGGATCCACTATATTATAAAACTTATGATGGTGCCAAAAATAAAGAAAACAATTTCAACGTAGTTGAAATGAAGTGGTATCAGGATGTTAGATACAACAGAGGATTATTTTGGGTTAGGGGTGAAGATGAAAAGATAGAGTGTAAAACTTTAAGTAGGACTAAATTGAGATGGGAATATTTAGATAAAATTTATGAAACCGATGAATCAACCATAGAATATTACGAGGTTATGGTAAAAGAAGGGTGGAAACCTTTATCCCCTTGGTACGAAGAGATGGCGGCAGATATGGGTGACCCAAAAAAGATTGCACAAGAACTTGATGTATCATTTATTGGTTCAGGAGGTAACGTTATAGATGACGAATTTATTTCATATCACGAAGAAAATTTTGTCAAAGATCCTGAATTCTCCGCAGAATTAGAAAAGGCTATGTGGATATGGAAGAAACCTGAGGTTGGGCATAAATACATTATGGGGGTAGACGTTAGTAGGGGTGACGGTAAAGATAGTTCCACAATAGTTATTTTAGATTTTGATAATTTAGAACAAGTTGCGGAATTTAAATATAAACTACCACCAGATATGTTGGCAGAAGTGGTTTATAAATATGGTAATATGTATAGTGCCTATACGATAGTAGACATCACAGGTGGAATGGGTGTTGCAACAGTATTAAAACTGTTAGAGATGGAATATAACTTCTTACACTACGATGACCCTAAAAGTAGAAAATTGTCTGAAAAATACGCTAAAACTAAATATAGTGAAGGGGATAAAGTACCTGGATTTAATGTGGGTAACACTAGATTACAATTAGTTTCCGAATTTGAGGAACATATTAGAGAGAATAAAACTATAATACGATCACATCGTTTAATTTCGGAATTGAGAACTTTTGTTTATAAAAACGGTAGACCTGATCATATGGAAGGTTATCATGATGATATAATAATGGCATACGCTATGTGTATATTTATTGTACAAACATCATTCAAAAAATTAGAGATGGTAGAGAAACAAACTAAGGCTATGTTAGAAAGTTGGGTAAATGTTTCAAAAAAGTCAGTTGAACCTCTATTGTCTAATCAAAAATATACTAACCCATTCTACACTAATACACCAACTTACCACCCAAAACAAGGGAATAATGGTAATAATGATAATGGTGAATACAATTGGTTGTTTGGGATAAGATAGTATTTATTTTTTTTTGATATTTATTATAATAGTAATAAAGTATAAAGATAAAAATGGCTAAAAGAACGATATTTCAACAATTAAATGATTTGTTTGGTCCTGAGGTAAAAAGGGCACAAAATAAATCTAGATATTCTATAAACGATAAGGAACTCCTTAAAACTAAATCTAAGGAGGATTTTGAATACGAAAAACTTAAAAGACAACAAGACGCCTATTTGTCGAATATGTGGCAGAAAGTAGATAATGAGATATATCAACACTCCATATATTATGAAACAACTAGGTTAGCCTCTTACGCAGATTTTGAGGGTATGGAATTTTTTCCCGAAATCGCAGCAGCATTAGATATAATGATGGAGGAATCTACAACTTTAAATTCAGAAAATAAAGTTTTAAATATTTTTTCTGAAAGTAGAAGAGTTAGAAGAATATTAGAAGATTTATTTTTCAATAGATTAGATATACACACTTCACTACCTATGTGGACAAGAAACACATGTAAATACGGAGATAATTTTTTATTCTTAAGTATTAATAGTGATGAAGGTATCACAGGTGTTAAACAATTACCTAATATTGAAATAAGTAGAAAAGAGAATGAGGGTTTTGGTGAGAATTCTACTATTCCTGATAGTGATAAATTTAACCCTGTCACATTTGTTTGGGGTCAGAGGAACATAGAATTTAATGCGTGGCAAATTGCTCATTTTAGATTATTAGGGGATGATAGAAGATTACCTTATGGTACATCTATGTTGGAGAAGGCTAGAAGGATATGGAAACAATTATTATTATCTGAGGATGCGATGTTAATATATAGAGTAACGAGAGCACCTGAAAGAAGAATATTCAAAATATATGTAGGTAATATAGACGAAAAAGATGTACCTGCATATGTGAATAAAATTGCAGATAACTTTAAAAGAAGTCCAGTTATTGATCAACAAACTGGACAGATAGATACTAGATATAATCAAATGGCACAGGATCAGGATTATTTTATACCTGTTAGAGATCCAAATGCACCGAGCCCTATTGATACATTGGCGGGTGCGACTAACCTTTCTGAAATTGCAGATATACAATACCTTCAAAAAAAGTTATTCACTGCACTTAGAGTACCCAAACCTTTCTTAGGTTTCGAAGAAGCAAATGGTGATGGTAAAAATTTGGCGTTACAAGATATTAGATTTGCTAGAACTATTAATAGAATACAACAATCAATGTTGCAAGAACTTAATAAGATTGCAATTATCCATCTCTATATTTTAGGTTTAGAGGATGAATTAGAAAATTTTACACTTTCACTTAATAACCCATCTACTCAGGCTGAGATGTTGAAGGTTGAGCAAACTCAACTTAAGGTAACTCTTTATAAAGATTCTGTTGCAGACGCAGGTAATGGTTTTGGTGCAATGTCTATGACTAGAGCCAAAAAAGAAATATTAGGTATGTCTGATGAAGAAATCAGAAATGATTTAGAACAACAAAGATTAGAAAAGGCGGCAGCAGCGGAAATGGAACAAACTGCAGAAGTTATTAAGAAGACAGGTATATTTGATAGAGTGGATAAACTTTATGGTGACTTTGACGCATTATTATCGGGTGCTGGTGAAGCCGAAGCAGGTGCTGGTGGTGACGCAGGTGGTGCAGATATGGGTGCAGGTGGAGATATGGGTGCAGGTGCAGAACCAGCCGCAGAACCAGCCGCAGAACCAGCAACTACTGAATCTTTTAGAAAAGACGGTAACCTTTTAACAGAAGAAAAAAGAAGAATATATGAAGAAAAAACTAAAAGATATCAGGGAATATATTTAAGACGATTAACTGAAAGTTTAGAAAAAAATGATCATATTTACAATTTAGATTCTTTTGAAAAAGGTACTGATGTGTTAAATTCTAAAATTAGTGAAATGACTAGAGAAATAGATAAACTAACTAAATAAGTTTTTTTATAAAAGTTTAATATTTATTATAAAAACTAACACATGGAAAATTTTGGCAATATAAAAGACACTTTTAAACAATTAATGATTGAGTCTATAATTAATAAAGATGAGAAGGGTAAAAAATTGTTTAATAAGTTTTTAAAGACTATCGGTGAAAACAAAACATTAAAAGAACAGTATTTAATCTATAGTAATTTACAAAATAGAAAATTTGATGATTCTTCTGAGTCTAAAGAATATATTAAAGAGAATATAACCCTATTAAAATCGTTGAATAAAAATCATATTAATGGTGGTAATGAGTATTTTTCTAAATTACTTAAAGGAGTAGCCTTAGTTAAAGAAAATCAATCATTCTATAACGATATAGATTTTTTATTAAAAACTGATAAAAACGCATCTAACATAGATAAAATACAGGAATCTATTAATAACATATCTAAAAGAATGTTAGAAAAAGATATAGAAGAAACTGTAGTAACAGAATCTATAGGTTTACCACCAAGTATGTTGGCA